GCCATAAAGCGTTGATCACGGGTTATCTTCATGTCAAGAGGAGCAAGGCCTATATCAATTCCATAACCGCCCAGGTGGGCAGGTAAGAACCAATTGGGATAAAACCTTCCTTGGAATCCTCTATTGATCTCATCAAAACGTTTGAGCATTAAAGGGAGACAGCTCTTGGCCCAGGGGACCAATTGACACATAACATTGAAGTCACGTGCCAAGGAGACTGGTGTGACATAGTCACTTCCCTGATTCTTCAAACATACACCCATTATTATATTTTGGTTCAGATACCCGCATCGAATCATGGGCTTGGGGAAAGTAGACCGGAGGTGCAAGTATCTGCAATTTCGACGATCAACATCCTTTACAGGAAGGGGTGCACCCTCCCGATCTGTGACGAAGTAATGGTGTCCACGGAACGAGTCCGTAGAAATGAGACCAATCACCTCATCAAACCAAGGAGATCCCGAGTTCTTCTTCTCGAGGCCGTCCTTTGGTAACCAAATTGGTTTTATATCAAATCCATCACAGTTTTGAATCTCAAACTGTCCAGACCGCTTCCTTGTCGGTCGGATGAACAACTGAGAGTTGATCATCGCCATATAGGGTGAGAGATATTGTTTGCCGCGGGAGATCTTAAATCCTGCGTCCGCAGCAGTTTTGTTGAATATCGGGTAAAACGAAGGATGACACTTAAAAACCATGTCATCCCCGTTGATCAATCGACTATGGGATTTCCTCATCTTGTTTGCCGCGTACCGTTTTAATATAGTTGGTACACCGTCTTTATTTTCCGCCTCCCAGCGGTCAATAGCCGTCATCAAGACAGCACGGTTAATAACACATAATAAGGCAAAACTACAGACATGTCCCATTGGTTGGGCATCAAGAACAAAAACCTGAAAGGATTTTTGAATGACACCAAACGCATGAACCATTTCACCAGTCTCCTCAGAAAGTTCCATCTTTGGAGAGACACCGTCATCCTCATAGAGAGGGCCAGTGACAGCCGGATAGGTGGCAATGCCACCGTTAAAGCTTGATGAAAGGAGTCCGAAACCACGAACAGAGCGGAGCCCCTCAAGGGCCGCAAAGGTGGCATCAATCTTTACTAGATCGGTAGCAGACGAATAGTCAATGCTAGCCCAATCGGAGCAGATCGTATCAGACATAAAAAGGTCGATCTCTTGTATTCTCTCAGTTAAATCGGCATGACGCATGGTACTGTCGGGTTGTGATTTCCAACAATCCAGCATCACACCTTGTACAGGGCGGAGAGAACTTGCAAGATAGGAGTCGCTCTTAGAAATGGAGCGGTGTTTACTGGGTTCGTCGATAGCGATGACGTCGATGTCAAGGTTTCTCGGAAAAACACCACCATATTCCAAATCTTCGAGAGCGTAGTCAACTCCTCGATTATAATTATCATACCTCCAGGTCTCCAATGCTTGACTAAGAGCACGAAGCTTGCCGACAGCGGATTCTTCTGTCGTACCTGGGAATTTAAAACGTTCGTAGCATTCAAGGTTCCCACCTTGAGTGACGGATGACTGCAGACTTGCACTCCCGCTAGGAGTAAACTTTATTTGAGGTTTAATTGCGGCTAATCGGAACACCTCACGTGAGGTCTCTTCGATCTGGTGCGTTAAATCAAGCGGAATTCGACCATGATCAGTCGAAAAATTCTTAGCATGATCGCGATATGCTTTCGCGCGTGTCTGGGGAGTTTTGGCTGGCCAATATTTCTTGCAACCTTTCTGGAGGGAATAGATAAAGTCAAACTGTTGCTTTGCAATGGCGAACCTAATCACCCGTCGGAAATATCCTACGAATAATTCATCTTCTGAAATCTTC